CACCAGTACCACACATCAAGATGTATAGAGATTCATCAAATGCACGAGGACTGTCTACTGCAGTATAAGCACAGTTATAAGCACATGTGTTATCACGAGTAAGAGCAGGACCACTCGTCATTAGGGTACGCATACTAGGCATAACTTCAAGGTTAACTATTGCATCACGCAATTCACCGTACATCTTTTTTGAAATTTTATAGTTGACCTTTTTAGAAAGGTGAGCACTCATGTTTTCCATATAACGATCAACAGTTTCTTCCCAGGTTTCTCTTCTTCCTTCATCATTCTTATACCTGGCATACCTGCTAGTAGCTATAAACTTTTGATAGTCATTCATCATTCTTCTTCTTCCTTATAGATTACATTTGAAATATCTAAGTACTTCATTATCCTTGTGACTGTCCAATGATCTAAGTCTTTCTCCAGGATAGCACCGTTGCTACCGTAAGATGTGTATAGATCCATTCCACTGTCTTCATCTGTTGTTCGTTTAAATGTCAACATCAAATTTATTCCCTCTTCTTGGATACTGTACTATGCTTGTATGTTTTGCACCTATCTGATCCATGTACCACTTAGCCTTATCGATGTCTTGTGTAGAGTTACCCTTATGGTCACTCCTCCATAGATATTTAAAAGCATTTAATTTACAAAAGGTTTCATACTTCTCTCTACCGAATGCTGCAATCATCGCATCCTTACACTCAATACTTCCCTGTGTGTAGTGAGGGGGTTGGTTTACCAGATCTTCTTTAGTCTTGCTCATGCTCTATCCTTTGTTAAGGTTTTTATACCATAAAATAAAGGGCCTGTCAAGAGTTACCTTTACAAGCCCTTTAGTTTTAGTGTAGTTATTATTGTTATTACTAAGTTAGTAGGAGCAAAGAAAGTATGATAAGTGCTGTAGCTAGTACAATCTTAGTCTTAATTCCATACTTGTTCCACTCCATAATTTCTTTAAATTCTTTTTTTAAGTTTTCAAACAGCTTCATTTACTTTCCTTTAAGTATTAGAGTATATTAGTTATACCATAAATTAGGTTATTTGTCAAGATAATTATTGGAAGGTCTATACATTTACTAAAATGCTTTTTCTTTTCTCTGGACTATTCTGAAGTTCTTTGCCTCTCATATTATTACCACAGCTTGTACACTTATATCTCTGGTAAGAAGTAAACTTTAGAACTTCAATCCCTTTCTTAATCACGTTTGTAGATCCACAGTTATTACAGGAAGGTTTAATATCTATGGTGTCAGTGTACATACTTCGACAAGGGTGGTTCTTAATCCAGGGTAGAAGCTTCTTATAGAGAAGCTCAGTTACTTCAACGTCCTGTTCATTATACTCTACCATCTCAGCCCAACACTCCATGTCTCCCTCCATGCAGCCCTTCCATAAGTCAAATCCACGATGGTTCATCTTCTGTTTAATGCCAAGCTTACCAAGAACAAAGTCTAATTTATTAGATGTAAATTTAAAGTTAGACTTGACAACCTTGAAGAGATCAATAGACTTACTGGTTGAGGGGGGTGTCAGCCCTGCCTTTAGGAAGGCCGTGTTCACATGCTTCCTGTCAAACTTATCAGAGTTATAACCCACCAGGACATCAGCCTCTTCCATAAGATCATAGAGTTCTTCAATCATCTTGCCCTCATTCTCAATCTTATTATCGTGTTCAATCAATGAGTTACTTAGGATCTCATCTGAGCCAAGCCACTTAGCTGCCCAACTTAGAATGTATCCATCCTCCATGATCATACTAATTGGAATGTTCTGATTCCATATGTCCCATACGTTAGCCAACTTAGGTGCTGTCTCAATATCATAGGTCAATATTTTAATTTGTTTATCCATTGCTATATCCTTTAGTGTTTTATGTTTGAACTCATGTGCTGTGATATCATATCATCTGTAACTGAAACACCACCATAGTCATCAAATGTTTGAAGGAGTAATGTAACTATCTCATAAACTTCACGAGCCTGTTCAGTAGGTGTGTTATCAAAAGTCCCACCATAGGGAACGATAATAAGTTTGTCCTCTTCAATTGTAATAAGAAGATTAACTGCATCATTAAACTCAGGAGTTTCATGCAACCTACTCATTATCTTGTGTTTATTTATACTCATAACTCCTCTCTGTCTTTCCAGGGTGGAATAAACTTAACAGCGGCAATCTGTTTATTGTAACTAAGGCGGTCACCGTTTGTATCCTTTGCAACCATAACATTGTAGTCAAACTGGGCTTTACATTCTGCGTAAACTAAGTCAGCCTTACAGGTGTACTGTCCAATAATCTTGTACTGAAAGTCCTTTGGGTTAGCCTTGATTAATTTATTAAGTTCCTTAGATGAACCTGTGTACGAGGTCCACCTAGATTCCTTCCAGTGGAGAGGGTTCCAGGTAGCCTTTGACTTGTCAGGCCTGAGGCTACCCTTCTTAACCTTGCCACTAGATATCCAAAATTGTTTCTTCCCAATGTAATACTTACTTGTAGATATCTCATTGATAATATAGGTAAATCCAAAGTACTTACTAGGGTTAGGTGTCAATCCTTTCCAGTGATGTTTCATACTGACTCAACTGCTTCAATAGGTAAAACTTCTTCAACCTTTGGTAGCTTTTCAACATGAGTTAGATACCTCCAAGGTTTGTAGGCAAAGGTTCTCAAGTCAGGGTGGCACTTACGTTTGTGATCACACCTACTACAGTGAACACCTAGCTTCATGTTACCTGCCTTACCATCAGGTTCAGGCTCATAACATAACTCTTCAGGTGGTTCATCCCTTTTAAGAATCTCAGTAAGGTGCTTAACTCTTGCCTCAACATTGATCTGCTCCATAGGATTGACAGCAGTTAGTGCCAAGGATCCAATCTTATTGAAGGCAAAGAAGTATGCTGTGTCTGCATCCTTTCTACTTTTCTGGGCCTGTTCATAGTAAGAGAGCTGACCAACATAACCGTAAGGATCTTTTCCTGGTGCCTTGATTGACCCGTCCTTAAACTTTTTAAAGTTAGCAGCAAAGGCAGACTTGGCATCTACATTTTTACCGTCTATCCTACAGTCCATGTAGCCCCTTAAACCATACCCATTAACAGGATGTTGTATATGAGTTACTTCATGTCCTGATTGTTCTGCTAACCATAACATAAGCTCCTCACAGATATCACCATAGAGAAAGTTAAGCAACTGCTCAGGTGCAAACTTATCCTCAACAGGATCAGCCTTGACATTAAAGTACAGAAGACGATCGGGTTGCCCTAGGTTGGATGGACGTATTTTATCCCTACGTGCAGGACCTTTCCTAATCTTAAACTTCTTGGTGATGGCACGAGCTAACCGTGATGCAAGCTCTGCCGTGTCCCCTGGGGTGAAGTCTTTACCTGTTTTAAACATGGTATAGATATCATCCACCAGGGTTTCAATGTCCTTAGGTGCCACCATTAAAATGGAATCTCATCATCACTTATCGGATCAAACTCAGGCTTTACCTCACTAATACCGTTAAGCTCTGATGCTGTTGCAACGTATCCATCCTCAACCTTATCAAACTGTATGCCACTATTGGCTACAAAGTTTGGATCTTCTGGCATCTCTACCAGTTTAAGAAGCTGAACAGCCGTAGCATAAAACTTGTGGGTATTACCCTTTTGATACTCCTTGCTGATCTCACGAACCTCAACATATACACGTATCTTACTTCCATTACCTACATGAGTTCCATCCTCAATAGGATTACCCTGTGAGTCAGCAAACTTAATAGGATACTGAGATGTAATCTTGTAGTACTCAAGGATACCTGCATTATGTTTGCTTGAGTTAGGGCTAGAGATAGTAGGTGATCGTCCTGCCGCCCTAGCTGCAGCCATTGATTCCTCTGTAAGGTTAACAAGTGTAACCTCATACTGATCCCTATCGGTTGGACCATAGAGTTCACCCCGTTGGTTTTGCCAGGGCTTTAAGTAGAGGGCCTCGCCATCTAACTTTAAAGTTTTGAATGATTGTTTACTAGCCATTAGTATAGTCTCCTGTTATGTGAACCTTAGTGGTTCTATTTAATAAATTATTGTGATGAAAAGAGATCACTCTGTAATAGTGTATCCTCATCTTTACTGTCATATGTTTCTTCAAGGACATAAGAATGATAGCTACCTTTATTTCCTAAAATATTAGTAAACTTAACTGACGTACCTTTTATGTTGTGTCCTTCAGCTCTCAGTTTACTGACTGCAGTAGGAGTTTTAAAGTATCCAATCTCATTATAGATATCTCGTCTTGTTATTCTACGTCCTTTTTGTAGCTCTTGTAAAACATATTCAGCGTTAGTCATGGTGTAGTCTCCAAATGTATGAACCGTAATGGTTCTCTTTATGATGAACTCTTATAGCACATCTTGATTAGTCTGTCAAGGAATTAATTCAATTAAGGAACCTTGTTAATCTTTTCTAGTGGGTCTCTGCCCAGTTTCTTCCAACATTATATTCTCCATCTAATGGACAGTTAAGTTTAAGATACTCACCTGCTACTCGGAACGATTGTTTCATAAGGTTGCCTAGTGTATCAGCATACTCACTGTGTGTCTCAACCTGCCACTCATCGTGTATGTATCCACACTGTTTAAAAGGTATGCCTCTCTGCTTGGCCCACTTGGTCCAGTAGATATTAGACAGTGCCATTATAACATGCTCACCATTCTGAAGGTATGCTGTCAGTGCCAGGTGATCACTAGGAAGGTAAACCTTACGTCCGTCAAGGCCATGATACCAACCCCGATCAGCCATTAAAGTTTTAATCTTTAAGAAGTCTCCAAGTCCTGGGGTCAGATTAACAAACTTTTCTCTCTTCTTGACAGCCTCAGCGACTGAACAGTTAAGTATCTCAGAAGTCTTAACAACCCCTGCACCAAGTAGCCATGAGTAAATGAACGTCTTGGCATCGTCACGACTAACACCCAGTGTCTTAGCATTGAAGTCGTGGATGTCATTGAGTACCGCCTGTGTGTATACTGGATTGTTAAGATAGTGTGCCAGTATTCGCAGTTGAATACCCGAAGCATCACAACCAACAAGAACATTACCTTCTTCTACTGTCCAGACTGATCGACATTCCCACCCAAAACTTCCCTCTTCACCCATGACTGGAACTTTTTTACCTGATCCATCATTAAGTTTACGCATAGACACGCTAGAAATATTAGCAGTGTTAGGCTTAGAATGACTAGCCCTGCCAGACCAACTACCAATGTGTACAATACGTCCCCTAAGTCTCCTATCCTCATGTTCTTCTGCTCCTTCTATCCATTGTTTAAGTTCGTTACATCGTGATGCGTACATACGATATAGTTTGATTTGTTTAATACTGTCGGGTGCAGTATCCCTTATGGTTGCAATATTTTTGTCTGAGAGTTTGTATGCACCCTTAGCTGTCTTCTCCTTGGGATCCCAGTGACCTTCCAGTCTTTCGACTACCTGTGTTGGACTGCTAAGATTAAATGGAATCCACTCAATAGAGCTGTAGTCTTCACCCCTGTACTGAAAACCATACACTGTTTTCATAGGCCCTAGGGATGACATATTGTGTGTTACTCCATCAGCATTAAGCCTTGGGGTATAAGTCTTCTTAAGCTTTGGTAGGGGTGGAAAGTCTCTCTGCATCTGTTGCTCCAGTTCTTTACACTTAGTAGAGCATTTATCTAATAATTTTTTAGCGGAGGGAACATCTATCTTAAACCCACTACGCATTTGATCGCAAAGAATATCCTGTAGGGCATGTTCAATTCTGATACTCTGAGGAGAAAAGCCTTTGCTTTCTTTCTTAAGTTCACAGTACACTCTATGGTTTAGCTCCACATCCTGCCTACAATAGGTTAACATCTCAGGTGTGTACTTGTCAAACGCATTGAAGTCTATCTTTGCATACCTATTAAACCTTCTAACTTCCTTACGGGTAGATGTAAAGGGTACAACCCAGGACTCCATAGGTCTGTCATGATCTTCCAAGTAGTAGTTAGATAGATCTTCATCATCCTTCCATTCGTTATAGGGAAGAGAGGCCTCCATGTTATCCGAACTATTTATCTTATTAGCATAGTCAATAGCATCCTCTAGGTCAGGAAATGGGGGAGATAACTTCTCATCTACTATGGTAACCTCTTTCTCATACCAGTCAGCACACTGTCCATCACCCCATGCTTGGAGGGAGTGTTGGTTCTTGGAACGTTTAAGTTCAATCTTGCCTCTAACTTCTTTACAAGAATTAAGTAGTCGGGATAGTACTAGAGTATCAAGTGTCTGGTCAACTGTAATGTTAGTACCCCATAATTTATTTATCCAATAGTTATCATACTGAAGGATGTTGTGGCCTATAAACTGTTGAACTTCAGAACAAAATTTAACAAACTTATCCTTGTCATCTTCTAAGAAAGTAAACACTTCATCAGTGTTAATATCCTTAGCTACAACACACCAGATCCTAGTAGGTGTAAGGCTGTTAGCTTCGATATCATATATTACTTTCCTCATAATCATTCCTTTCTTATAAGATGTGTTACATCAGCACCACAAGAGGCACAGTGCCAAGGTAGTTTATACAAGTGAACAGAGTACTCCTCTTCAGTCATCGCTTCAACCTCCTCATCAGTAAGGTCATCCTCGTCAGGAACCCATATACTATGCTCCTCACCACAGATGCAACCCTCATCTAGATCATTCATCCTCTATCTCCTCATCACTCTCTGGTTCAAACTCATTGAGCCTACCTGTTTCAATGTCATACTTGAGTAAGACTTTCTTACCACCGCCATCACCTGCATTACGATCCTTAAGGCATCGCAGGATGCGAGTATTCTTTGGTATCTTCTCACCCTCAAGGTCACCCTCAAATCCGAATACAAAGTTACTACGTTGCATGATGGCACCACTACCATAAAAGTCACGCAGGGATACATGGGCACCCTCAGTGTAGTTCTTATTTGCGGCCTGATTAAGGTGACTGACACAGAAGAAGGTACAGTTAAGTGCTACAGCCATGTGGTTTAGATCCTCAAGTATCTTATGAAGGGTACTATTTACATCAGTAGACTTTCCCTCAGCGATGGCAGTCAAGTGATCAATACATATGTACTGAATACCTAAGGCATTCACCATGTACTCTATCTTAGACTTGACCTCATCCCACTCGGATTTACACCTGTCTGCGATAGTCATGTAGGGTGCAAGGGTTGTAGCCGCACCCATCAGTTCAGCATCAGTTGGAAAATCAACATCCTCCAAGTAGTACCTCTTGTTCAGTTCCTTACCAAGGTAACACTGAACGGTGCGTTCACTACTCTCTTCTAACATTATGCTACCTGTCTTAAGTTTGTGCACCTTCATGATATCAAAGAGAAACTCCTTCAGTGTTTCAGACTTACCGAGGCCTGTACCACCACCGATTGTCCACACCTCTTGAAGTCTTATACCTCTGGTGATACTGGTTAGTCCCTCCCATACTGTGGAGATACCCTTCTGTGGTTTCTTCATGGCTAACTTCATAATGGATGATACCCCTGTAATCATACCATCTACCTTGATTGCCTGAGCTTCAAACCATTCCTGTTTAAACTTTTCAATGTGCCCTGCCACAAGATAATCACTAGCATCCTTGTGTGAAGTCATCTTCATTACACGAGACTTACCTGGGAACTTAGATGCCACTAGGCGGGCGGCTTTCTTTCCAGGCTCATCGTTATCAAAGCAGATCACCACTTCTTTCCACCCGTTTAACCATTCATAGTTAGCCTCAACATCCTTGACAGCCTGTCCACTTGAACGAACAGATACAGCAGGGAATGTAGTCATCTGATAATAGGAAGCGGCATCATACTCACCCTCTGTAATGGTGATACTTTTGTTAGGGTTGGGTTGAAAGGACTGCATACCAAAAAGTAATGCGGCATTAGTCTCACCCGTTGGTCCACACCTTGGATCCTCACGAGGGTTGAAGCATTTGTTAGGACCTCTAACCTTAGACATAACCTTAAGTCCATCCCGATAGTAACCAAAGGTTTCATACCTCTTGCCATCGACATTACCAATACCAATATCAAACTTCTTACAAGTATCTATGGTCAGCCTACGAGAGGGTAAGTCCTCTGGTGTACCACACAACATCGTTCGTTCTTTCTTGTCAGTCATCTTAGTTCCTTTCTCAGGCACGTAGTCACCCGACACTTTATTAGTTTTATTACATGAGTAGCAGTGTCCCACGATGTTACCATCATCCTCTTCATAGATGTAGTAGGCATCACTACTTGGGCACATAGGGCATGGCATCTGTTCATCTACAAGTGTCCCCACTATCCCTCCTCCTCATTCCATTCCTCTACATCGGATGCAACCATCCACCCTGTCCGTTGTGTGTACGGTTTGTCAGGATCGATGACCATAACAAAGTCAAAGCCAATATCGATTGGACACTTCAATACCGCCAACGTCAGCGTATCTGTACAGTCGATATAGTTTTCCATTTCAACATCGTTATCATGGGTTATATCAGCAGTCGATGCCCACATGATAGGTAGTGCAATATTATCTTCTATTAATTCTTGTTTGCTCATTAGTAGTGCTCCTTAAAAGTTATAGTCATGAAATCTACGAGGGTTGTCTGCCATACACATTCTAGACCCATGCTTGGTCTGCCAAGTATTCTTTGCCACTGACCATCGAGCCCTTACCGTAGGGTTGGTTTCGTTTGGTGTGATGATCCAGTCACCACCATTGTTAAGGGTGTGTCCTGCAAAGCCCCCAGGAATAACGTCCTGTTTATAGTTTGGATCTAACACAGCATCCATCTCTCTTAGTTCTACTGTCTGATCGGATACTACCCTGATAACCTCATAGGGGTACACGTCTGAGTAGCCATGGTAGTTACAGTACTCTTTAATTTCTCTTCTATCTGTCATGTTTAGTCCTTCAACCATTCGGGTAGTTCATCATGTGGTGGTAGTATAGTATCTTCAAGAGTATCTTTTTTAAGTACTGATCTTTCTATACCATACTCTTCTAAAAGTTTATCTAAGTAAATGTCTTTTTCGTAGTCAAAATTGTTGGTCAACTTCTTATCCTTTCTACCTTAGGGTACACCCTTAAGACTGATTAACTTTAATCTTCTTATTCTTAAGGGTAAACTATATAGGTATCTATATCATAAATTTTCAGTAAAGTAAATAACCATTGTAGGTTTAAATGTATTTTAATTTAACGTGTGATTAATATGACACTGTGTTATAAATGTCACACTGTGTTATAAATGTCACATGTCATTACACTTCTCCTATCAGCACATCAAGCTCACTACCAAGGTCAACGATACACCTCTCTGCGGCTTTTTGGGTTTTGAAATAGATTGT